AGAGGTAGAAGGTGTTGGCGGTGAGCTTGCTTTCGCTAAGGCATGTAATCTATACCCAGATTTTGCTACTATTCCTGGCAAGTATGATTTCTTAGCACATGGTATGAAGGTAGATGTTAAGACAACAAGGCACAAGAATGGAAGGTTACTTGTATCATCAACAAAAAAAATATCAGAGTGTGATGCTTACGTTCTTGTTGTTGGCTCCATGCCTCGGTATGAAATAATAGGATGGGCTTATGCCCCAGAGATTATTAACAAAGAACACCTTGGGGAACTGGGTAACGGCCCAGTTTATATGATGGATCAAAGTGAACTTCATAATTTCCCTGAGAATCTATTAAAACCTTGGGGGAAAAAATGAATGAAGAGATATGTAGCATCTGTAACAGGGTAACAATACCAGTAGAGATTCATGGTCATGTCCAATGCAATAATTGTGGGCAGAACTATTCACCGTGTTGTCAAGGAGAAACAGCAGATGAGCCGAGCAAGCAGACAGAAGGGGCAAAGGGGAGAGAGGGAAGTGTGTAAGATACTGAGTGATAAACTCGGTGGAGAATTTAAACGTAACCTGATGCAGACAGCAGAGGGTGGTTATGATGTACTAGGATTAAAAGGATGGGCAATCGAAGTCAAGTTCCAAGAGAAATTATCTATTGAAAAATGGTGGAAACAAACTGTTGAACAGGCGAATGGCAAAAAGCCTGTCTTGTTCTTCAGAAAGAGTAGAGAGAATTGGAGGGTGGTAATACCTTACGAGAATGTATCTCATGAATACTATTCGGTAATACCATTGGATACCTTTTGCACCCAATTAGCAATAGGAGAAAATTATGTGGGATGATATCAAATATTTTAACCCAAGAGAATTTGCTTGCCAACATTGTGGTAGTGGTAAGGGGAAAATTAAACTTGAGTTAGTAGAAAAGTTAGACAGATTGCGTGGACTGTATGGACTACCCATCATTATTACATCAGGGTATAGATGTCCAGAACATCCAATTTCTATATCTCGGCCTACCAGTTCTCACATAAAAGGGGAAGCGGTAGATATCTCAGCAAAGAGTAGCAGGGAAAGATATGTCCTACTGGATTTAATATTCAAGCATCAGCTTTTTAAACGTATTGGTATCTCTGGCAAGGATAACTTTATCCACGTTGATATAGATAAAGATAAGTCACAAATGTTGACATGGATTTACTGAATTACTTCGCATACTATATCCCCAAAGAAAGTTCCCCCAGATGCAGAACTTAATCCTATAATCTTTTTAGCCATAGGAATCGCTGCTGTATATGCTGATTCAAACTCTGGTTGGAATGCACACTCATCTGATATAACCAGACTAGCAGTGTGCGATCTAATGATATGCCCACCTTCTGGTATCCCCCATACAATACTGCCATTGGCAAATCTTATTTTGGCATAGCTAGTATCAATAGGAACCATTGCCTTTAGCCAATCTGGTAGATGAAAGTAAACAAAACTCATTCGTGAGTTCTCTATCTTCTTGTCAAATACTAGAGCGGCCGCATCTTCTTCCTTCTTGGATTGTATAAAGATGGATTGATGTGGGAAAAATAAAGCAACCCATAAAGCATACAGTACCATGACCCAAGACATTCTTATCTGTCTGCTCTTGGGTATAAATAACCTGTCAGAATTATGGACTACATCTATTACTTCTCTTAGGTAGGGTTTATCTGGGAATGGTTTAACAGGATTGTCTGCATCATGTTCATCTTTTGTCTTAACATAACCAGAAAATATAAAATTGTTTGGATGCTCTGACCAATTTTTAATTAGCAGTAGGCGGTGTAGTTCCTCCAAGGAGTCCGAAGATAGCTGACTCAATTTTCTTTGAATCAATTCCTTGTCCACTCCCTGCAACGAGGTGAGCGTGCTTAGCTGGTTTGTCATATCCGAACATCTCCCTTAATGCTTTTAGTGCATCCATCTTATCATGAAACTTTAAGGTAATGGTATTCTTTCCATTAGAACCCTTGCCTGATCTGCTTTCCTGTATCTCAACTACAGGTCTTAGGTCAACCTGACCAGAATTTTTAGAAACTACACCGCCATCTTGGGTGTATTCAATATATTCTTTAGGGTCAAGGAACGCTATCCTTGCGTATTCTTCAGCTACCTTATCAGCAGAAACTAATAACCTTGCCTGTATCTCTCTCTTCCTATCCTCTAGCCTAGAAAGAAACACCTTGTCTTTCGCTAATCTACCAACAGTTTTGTCGATAGACTTGGTAGCATACCCAGATTTTAAAGCAAGCTGAATCCAACTCTTAGACGGATTGGTAATTATCTGGTCAATAAAAATATCTTGCTTAGTAAATTTCTTACCAAGCATTGTAGTTTCTACATCTTGCTTATCCATATCCTGCCCTTATTGATAGAGTTTTTGGTACTGTATTAACTGCCTTGGCTCTCTTATCATACCAATCAAGAAGCTTTACCATGCACTCACGAACTGGTGGGTAGTTAGACTTAACAGCTTCTCTGCAATCACCCCACACCTTAAGAATAGGCTCTTCTGTTTGTGGTTTATTCCTACTAAACCATTCCCTTAAAATTACAGAGGCATTCTTTCTTCTCTTTTCTTCTTCAAAGATAAACCTGCATCCAATTTCTTTTCTCATTCTATTCCGCAAGTCTTCATCTGAACATAAAAGTATTACCCTTTCTACCTTATTGCTACGCAGAAAATCTTTCATCTTAGAAATAAAACTTGGAGACAAACGCCCCATCATTTCATCAAACAAATGATACTCGCCTCGCCTCATACGACAACCTGCTATAACATAGGCACTCGTATGGTCATCATTACCAAGAAACATTGATGCCATTACACTATCGCATGGGTAATGCTTACCCTTCAACTGAAGAGCAAGACCACCAATGTGATTGGATATCTTAGTATTTTGAACTTCCATGCATGTCTACACGATGAGCGTGGTTGCTAGTCTCTGTTGAAATGTTATGAACATTAGCCGCACGATCATCCATCTTCTTGTGTCCTTCGTGTGAACATATAATGTTAGTTTCAAATTCTTCCCCATCACCATTGGTCAAGGTGTTGGGTGCAACATAATTTTCTACTGGTAGTCCTTGCTCTTTCATAATACTCTCCTAGTATCTTGGTGGTTTAGGTTTAGATTTCTTTTTCGAGTCTATCTGTAACATAAAAATCTCCTTAATTATCTGGTGGCAAGCCAAGCAGAACACTGATCCATTCTTTTTGATCTTGGTTCTTGGATGGATGCAATTCCCTTCAAATGGCATACCCATTTATTATCCCACCTTAATTAACAACATGTCTGGACATATCAAAACTGTCCACCTTATCAGCCATCCAGTTAGAGGACAGCATCTTAAATAAATATTTAACAGCATCAATGCTATGATTATTTTTGTCTATCATTGTTTCCTTTAAGTTCCTACTCTGACCAGTGCTAGTAGTCCATTCATTATAACGCCATTGAGACATCTCATTCCAGTGGTTTATACAAGACTTGGTTATCCTGTATCTCGGTTGCCAGTTCTTGTTCTTCTTTTCAAAACCATTCCACATTTTCTCGTTAATAAGTTCTGCAAATTCTGTGTCACCACCTCTTGTTCCTTTGAGAAAATGAATGCCTTGTTCACTAAACAGTTGAGCCATGCTCACCAGATCGCCACCATCCCCACGCTCCTGTGTCTTAGACCACATACTAGGATCAGCAACAATCCATTCTAGATTGTCAAAATATTTATAGCTTTTAATTGCTTCAGATGTTGCGATATATCCTGATTTCTTTTTGTAAAACTCATGTACTGCATAGTAAGAATCACTTATCTTGTCGTATGCAACAACCATAAAGGCTGTTGTTCCCCTGCCTGCGTAGTCAAACCCACCATACAGCTTCCATCTTTCTGGTATTACATCATACGATGGTATATATATTCTCTCTTTATGCTTATCCATACATGAAAAGACAAGCTGACCACCCTGTGCATTGAAGTCAATCTCCATTTCCCTTCGCCACTTAGCACCGCTTGTACCACCAGGATAACCTATTAAAGACTTAGCCATCCAGTTAGCACCGCCCTTAGTGTTAGGGTCTTTGTCTTCATCAGCAGAATAGTGAACACGCAATACACGCACACCATCCTTCGTCATGTAGTCATCAATTCCCTTCATTGCTAATATGTTTTAGATGGAAATTTAACTTCTCTTTCACCACGATGATTTCTTATCATCGCATTTAAATATAATTTTGTTTTCTCATTTGAAACCCTTCTTAATCTTCTGAACTCTCGCAGTAACTGAGTCTGAAATTCTGGATGCTTCTTCCACTTATGGAAAATCATTTCGGCTCTTGTTCTAGGGTCGCCTTCCCTTCCAACATGATACCAGAACTGAGGGTTCTTTAGTTTACCGACAGATGCCTTGTATGATTTAGCATCAATTATTCTATTCATCAGTCGTCTTTTTTTATCCACAGTTATATCAAGACTACGCACATATTCTGTAGCTCTTTTAATTAACCTGTTAGCATCAGGAGTAAGACCACGAGTCTTCCCTTGAGGTGGATCAACTTCATTCAACTTGCCAAGATACCCATACAGATTTGCGTTTATCTCTGCATCTTGTTCATTGTTTTTAGTGCTTACCAATCTTCCAATTTCAATGTCATCCCTGTCTTCACCAGGGGTCATCTCAAAGAACCTGTGAACACCTGGAAGTATTTTAAGAGTCTCTCTTATGTCGGCTCCAATTCTCCTATCAATATCATTCAGTTCTTCATCACCAAATAATTCTTTTTCCAATCCATTAAACTCACCAATGCCAGCGTTCCACATAGAACCAACAAGCTTGACAAAAGAATTACTGGTAACAAAAAATGTATTAAAAACAAATGCTATCCTAGCAGGAGAAAATGGTTCTGCTGGTATAAGCCCACCGAACTCAGGAAATTTTTCATTAAGCCAATCAACAGACATGCTTAAGAATGGATGATCGAATGGAGTTCTCCCTAAATATTCAGAACCCAAATTATCTTTTGGTTCACCTGGGACTACAGGTTTCCACCCATATGTATCTATATTACTAAGGTATCCTAGAAATGCTTTAACTGTGGGAGGCATGGAAAGATTTGGAACACCTTGCAAAATTCCCTCACGATATACTTTCACTCTTCTGTTGGCATACTTATCTAAAACTGTCTCACCATTACCATATCCCATGCTTCTTAATGCAGCTGACATCATAGCCCCTGCCATATTGGCAACCATAGTTTGCCCCTGATCTAGCGGAACTTTAAACATTCCCATTATACTATTGCCAGCCTTATCTTTATCTTTCAGAAACGGCAATGGAATAATTAGGTTTGAATCTCTAGCATTATCATCCATCTTCCCATATTCTTCAGGCCAATAGATTAAGTTTGCCATAATAGAAGATGTCATGATTACAAAAAACTGAGCCATCTTTCCCCATGCAACAATATTCCCTTCATTAATAATATACTTACTACCATGAGTATGATAACCAGTACCACCCTTGCCCATCAAAGTTTCAGCCAACCCTGTAGTCGCAATAATAGAAGCATTAAGATACGGAACAACAGTATCGGCAACCTTTACGCTACTTCCACCTTTAGAAAAATCTAAATAACCTCTCGCTATCCAAGTAGCTTCTTCTCTCATCTCCTGAGTCACAACACCATTGTTCTTCGCTGCTCTATTCATAATAGCCTGCTTCCTCAAGGCTAATCTTACCCATAGTTCAGTCTTAGAACCAACAAAGGATGCCATGTTTTTAAATTTCTGCCACCGAGATTTACTCTCGTTATGTTTCCATGCCCTACCACCAAACTCCCCTTGTTGTGTGAGGAAATCCATCATGCCATACTCTTCTAGATATTCTCTGGCATCACCTATTGGGTCTTCCCCCCTATGCCAAACATCTTTACGAGTTTCCCACATTCTCTTTGCCATTTGAGGAATCGCCATTGGAACCCAGTTAGAATACTCCCTAGTTCTAAACCAAGAAAACATTAAGTCACGAGGCAAGTTAGTAATAGCAAACTCTGGATTATACCCAGTAGCCCCAGCTCTTACAATGTCAGCACCAGACCATGTTCTAAGCATTTTAGCTGTACTATGAGCCAATGTACTTTCAGATTCCAGCCAACTTTTCCCAAACTCTAATGGCATTTTCATTCTATACTTCTTGCCATTAACATATGCGTTTATCAGCTTGAAGTTGTCACCAACTTTTTCTTCCGCATCTACATCAACAATGCTAATTAATCCTGGCACTTCGTTAGCTTTAGAAGCATGATACAATTCCACA